GGTTCATCATCGCTATTTCTGGTTTCTTCTTTGTCGAATACAATAGGTTGTTCCATTGGACGACCTATAGGTTCATCATCGCTATCTAATGCTTCTTCTCCTTCTTCTTCTTCTTCTTCTTCTCCTTCTTCTCCTTCTTCTTCTCCTTCTTCTCCTTCTTCTTCTCCTTCTTCATCAGATTCTACGACAAATCGAGTTGCGGGAGTTTTTGTTTTAAGCACTTGTTGTTTTTTGGCCCGTTTAACCTTTTGTTCTACCCCCGTCACCATCGCCACTACTCCCGGTTCTTTCTCTCCTAGAACTTGTTCGAATTCACTAATTGTACGAACTTTTTGAATTAAATGGTATGTCCCATCAGCATCATTATATTCGACGGCATTATATGCGTATTTAGCATCCATCAATTCTTCCAATTTAGAAACAGCATTCGGTTCATCTATCGGTGGAAAAGACATGGATATATATACTGCGACTGCATCTGACACATATTGTGTATTTTGAGTTCTATCATATTCACGCATCAACAATTTTATTTCAACAATTTTATCATTTATATTTTTTTGCTGTTTCCTCAATTCTTCCATCTTTTTAGGGTTGTCTACCAATTCATAATATTGTAGACTTTCAAATTCATAATTTTTCACTGCGGATACCATTTGTTCTTTAAGTTCATCGAATTTCGTAATAGCATCTTCCGACGAGATGTAACCGAATAATAAATCGTTTTTATCAATGACAATTTGTTTTTTATATTCATTCAAGGTTTTTTCGTCATCCGCCATAAAATCGGTAAGTATGACCACATAACTGGTGTTGATATCTATATTTAAAGGACATGGTTTCACACGATCGCCACATACTGCTAAAAGATGTTTATCCTCAATTTCTTTTGCTTTATCCGTAAATAAAGTTCCAACAGGACGATGGCAATTAATACATTTTCTTTTTATTTTTTGGAATTCAATTCGTTTTTCTTTCCAACTAAGTCCTTTCATGCCTATAATTCTTTTAATATTTGTTTGATATGCTTCCTCGTATTCATTCTTTAATTTGTAGTAATTATTTAAAGCCGAAATATATAATTTTTCTTTTTCTTTATCTCTTTCTTTGTCTTTTTCTTTGTCTTTATCTTTTTCTCTTTCTTTATTGTCCATATGCCTATATATTACGATTATATATTTTTTATTCAAATATAGCACAAAAATTGTTACCAATGTGGTAGTCCAGTAATTAACTCTTGTTGTGCTCTCAATTTCGCATCTTGATAATTCTTTATTTTAGATAATATATATTGTTTCTTTTCATTTTCTTTCATAATCTTTTCAGCAGGTGTGAGTTTTCCTTTATACTTGTACAATAATACTAATCCTAAAATTAGTAAAAAAGCAATAAATAATCCTATATTTAATAAATAATTATGATAGTTGTTTTTAAAAACATGACATTGTTTTAATGTTTCATTTAAGAAATATTTAACACCCGGTTCGATTAAAGTAGGTTTTTCAAATGTTTTTTCCATGAATATTCAACTAATAAACTACTTAGTAAATACTTTTATTATTTCAAATTAAATTATACACATTTATTATACACAATGGATAGTTCCTATATTTCTTTATTATTATTTGGTCTAATTACTATTTTTTATTTTATGGTTCTTAAGCCAACATTAACATTAGATATTTTATCCGGAGGACAGGAGGGATATCAAAATTATATTAAAGGAACTCATACTACACTTATTATTTATTTCTTAATGGTCGTCTTATCACAATTTGGGATCAATGCGAGTGTCATTGTGAATAAATGTGGTGGAAGTGTGTCGCAGAATATTGGTGCAGCAGCATTAATGACATTTATTCCATGGATTTTCATTTTTGGTGCGCTTATTGCGGTCTTAATGGTGATGCCCGGGTTCAAGTCTGCGTTTTCAAATGTCGTCGGCTATTTTGTGGTTTCATCTAGTGCGAATGATGTACTAACACAATTATTAATTGACACGAAAACCAATAATTTGATAGATTTAGAAACTGGTAATGACGCAGAAAAGAAAAAAGGTTTAGAAAGTGCTGCGGAAGCGATTATTAAATTGTGTGGAAATATGTCGATTCTAATAAATCAAATAGTTCCAGAGAATTTTAATGAATATTGGACGATTTTACAACCGCTCATGAAGGATGAATATAAAACCAACCCGGCAGCGGCAATACCATTAAAAGAACAATTATTACAATTAGTTGTTCGACGAGAGAATGTTGGAGAAGCTTTATGGTATATTTATACGGCGGTTTTATTAACATCGATTATTCAGTATAATTTGACAACCAGAGGATGTGCGAAAGATTTAGCGACGATTGAGGCGGAACATCAGAAGTTTTTGGCGGAAGAGGCTGCGACAGAAGCGGAAAAGGAAAAGACGCAATCTATCGTCTATACGACCACTAATTAATAGAATTTATATAATTTTATATTTATATATTATATAAACATGGAAGGAGTGAGAAGTGTGCAAGCTGGAGAAAGAGGTACTTTATATCAAAATCTATTACCTATAGATCGTGCTTTAGCGAAGGAATTTAAGGACAAGATTAAACTTCTAGATCCAGATAGTTATGATTACAAAGAAATAATGGCAGAATATAATGCTATTTTACAAACAAAAAAAAATGCTATTTTACTAAGTAAAGGTGCCGCCCGAGATTTATTTAGGAGAGGAGGTAAGAAAAGGAGAAAAAGCATGATAAAAAGCATGAGGAAAAGCATGAGGAAAAGCATGAGGAAAAGCATGAGGAAAGGCATGAGGAAAAGCATGAAGAAAAGAAGACATAGTAGAAGAAGGAACTAAATAAAGTGCGGATGCGTGTTATAATATAGAATAAATAAGTAGCATAAAATGCCTAAAACTATCGACATTAGCCATATAGGAAAAATAGTTTTGTTGCGATATCCAATCCCAAATTCGCGAATACTTCCATCCGCATTATATAAGAAACTGGGTTTACCCAATTGAATCGTCGTAAAAAGGACTAAAAATAAAACAATCGCTACTAATGTTGGATTTTTTGAAATAAAGGCTCGATACATCTTATTATATAATTACAATAAAATTATATAATATTTACATTTTGTTTTTATGTTTTGTTTAGTTCTGTTTAGTTTTGGTTTTTCCGTGTTTCTAATCATATTCGTCCTGGTTCTCTTCTTCGTCTCCATAAGGATTTCCATCCGTATAATCTTCCGTCATATGTGCCATTCCATATTCATCCCTTTCTATTTCCTCGGCCACCTCTTGCTCTTCCACGTAATCGTCTACAAATTGTCCCATATTGTTATTATTAACCCCCTTTTTTTTATTAAGGATTTCTCTTTCAATATTCGCCAATTTTTCCATAGCTTCTCTCTCTTCATCATACGATTCTTTCACATAAGTAGTCAATCCTTTCTGAAGTCCTTTGCTCCAAACTCCCAATTTGTTTTTCTTTAGTCTTGTATCAATAGTTCTTTCTTCATCCGTCAAAGCTTTTAATCTATCTGTAAATGTATCCTTTTCTCTCTCTTTTGTTTTGAATACAACATCCATAATTTCAGAATAACTTAAACTGACCATTCTTTTATGCTCATCCATGATGTTTAAATATACGACAAGCAATTTTGCTACTTTATTTTTCAAATCGATTATTTCACCATAAGAAACCGCTTGTTCTCCACGTCTCATAAATCTCAAGTCTTCTGCGTCTTCTGATGCGTCTTCTTCATCGGCCCCTAGATTAAATTCATTTGAATATTCCCTCACTATCATTGCTGGTTCATCCGTCAAATTAATATATTCGACAAGAGCCAATAAGAAATAGTTTTGAAAAAGAAGCATACTTGTTCTTTTATCAAAAATAGATGACACTTTGGCATCTTTATAAGAAATTTCTGTTATAGAGAGAGTTCCATTAATCAACATGAGCAGATTTTTTGTTTTTGGCGAAATCGCATTAAGAACTTGTTGAATAGTTTTAGTATCATAAAACTGGCGCAATTTGCTATAATACTCGCCGATTTTTTTAGAAATATCCTCAGCATGAACCTCAGAAAACCCCCAATATTTAGGAATTTGTGTTGAGGTATAGTCCACCTTTTTCGTTATTATTTGTGGAAAAATTTTAGTAATATTCGCACTATATTCCTTGACAAAATTAATGGAATTATACATGGTATCGTTTGAAATAGAAAACTCACTATTTGTATCGTTGCCGGCTGACCATATCATTATCCCCTCCTCTTCTCTCTTTCGCTTCTCATTTTCAGATATTTTCCCTTCTCTTACTGCTTTATCATTACTTTTGACGCTATTTTTACTATTTACAATATACCCAATATTTTGTATTGCTCGACTACTTGCCGAATCAGAATTGTTTCGAATAAACAGGTCTATTTCAGCTTTCATATTATCATTAGAAGTAACCAAATAGTTTCTCAACTCTTTTATTTCTTTTGTTTCTTTAGTTACTGCTACATCATATGTGTCCAAAAGCGCGCCCAACAATTCTCTCAAGCGTCTAGGAATAGCACGATCATTATCAACGCTTATTATTTCCAATATATTGCGAAGTCGTTGAATAGGGGTAATGATCGGTGTGTCGACTGAAATATCCACTATATTTGAACGATTAACTACTTGCATCAATCGTAAGAAAGATTGAATAGTATAATGCTTTCCTTCCTGCTTTAATTTTTGTATTTTCTCACTGAGCGTATCATTCTTCTTAAAAAATTCCGGTTTTTCAGAACATACCGATAATAATTCGGGCGAAATAATGCTGTCCGAATTAAATTTACACAAAATAATAAATGCTTGATAAATAGTGGATTCGTTGTATTCCTCCGATAATGTGGGAAAAATGTTTTTAGAATTTTCTCTACAAAACAAATAAGGGGATTCTGTAATGGCGTTAATGTCGTCCATAATATTCGTCAAATCTTGAACTATTGAATTATATGTTTTGATTTCACCATCTTCTCTCTCGAAATAACCAATCGCAGTATAATCTCCCTTCTCATTACAACATGCGTTTTCTAAGAATGGTTCATTAGCCCCGTTTGTTAATAGCAATTTCTTTTTATCCAACAATTTTTGGATCTTTTCTTGGATTCCGAGAGAGAAAAGAATCATCTTGGACTGAATTACCAGGATTTTCTCTCTTTGATGTTTTGAAGCCGACTTGAATTCTTGAAGAAGGGTTCGTTTGAACTCTTGAGAAATGTTGTTTAGATTTGTAATCTTAATAGGAACTAGTGGCGGTAAAAAATTGGTCCATCTCGCAATATCGTGTTCCTGTGGAATGACGTCGACAGGATTTAATAGTAAATATTCTGTCTTTTCACCGAATTTACGCATAACATCAGGATTAGTTATGAGAAATTTGTCAATATATGCCTTTAGTTTTTCAGAAATAGACGCGTCCTTTTGTCGTTTCAGTGCGGACCATGGATCCTCCTTTTCTATTTTATTCGCAATACAGACCAAATAATTTAATCCTGTCATATCTCCGGTGCCTTCAAACGGGTATCCCGTAAATGATTTGACGCAACCAGGGAAGGTTTTTCTAGTTTTAATAGATGGCATGCTAACTTGTATACCAATTAAAAGCGCACCCATTGTTAATAGTAAAATCGTTTGATTATAAACTTGTTTATAACTGGCTATTTCTTTTCCTTTCTTAGACATTTCTTCTATTTTCTTTTTATAAGATTCTTCTGAAGGTAATGCCAAAAGTAAAGCTTCTGATCCGATTTTAATGATAAATTCTTTTTGGTCGTCCATATTTATCCCCATGAATTCGGAAAGCGCATTAATAATTTTTGACATCATTCTCGTTTCAGGAGTGGTGTAGATATTTTTTTGGTTTTTTGTTGTTGTTATAGACACACCTTGTTCCATTACCGCGCGGCTAATCACCTTATGTCCGTTTTCATACCCTTCATCAATATCGAAATCTTTGCGCATAATTACATAACCGCTGTATTTGTCTACCCAAGCGTCGCGATCATCGCTGAGCGCACCAATATCATTTTTAATTTCGTCCATCACATTCAAATAATTGTCGCGATTATTCACAAATACGCCAGCAAGTGTATATAAAAAAACGGGTAATAATTTGGTATTTGTTTTTATACAATATCTCCAATGGATGTCGTCGGCTGGATTGGCACCTACACTTGATGTTGATGGTGCTCTAGTAAACCTCATTGCGAACTGAATAATATCGTTTTGTTTTTTGACCATATCTAATTGCTGACCTAAAATAGCATCTCTCAATTTCAAATAAGGAGAGACCATAGCATCTGCGCCTTCTCCGTCCTCTTCTGCGCCCATCACCTCTTTCACACCCAATTTAAATTGCGCGTTGTTATATTTGAAAATCCTATTGCGTTGAATCTCATCTAATTTGGGTATTATACTTGAATAATAATCATATTGACCTTGGATACGCTGTTCTAGTTGTTCTTTCGACATCTGATAATTCTTATCAAATTCGTTGACCATTTCTTTCAATGCGTTTTGTGTCATCTCGCTTTTATTTAAATCAAGCGATTCACATTTGGCGCCATATTTCTTGTCCACTTCTACACAATTTTTCTGAAAATTACACAATAAATTCTGACTATTTGCCATTATTTCGTCATCAATAGTATTATCGCGAGTCCAGCGATTATTTTCGCGTTTATAATAATGAATCATTTGCTCGGCGGGATCAAATATCATCGCGTAATTACCATCCACCACCTTTTTATGACCTTGTATTAATTCTTCTGCCAACATGGGCGCTTCTTCAGCCGAACGTAATAAACTTTTATATTTTTCTGTTTGTAATTTATCAGTTAAAAATGTGAAAAAATCGCCGGGAGACATTTTCATCTGGTCTTTTTCAAATCTCCCCAAAATACTATAGTTTGTTTTATCGAATTTTCTATCAAAATAAATAAGTTTATCATTATCCGCTTCTAATTCTTCCATGGAATCATATTGTTTCGCAATAATATAGTCGACACACATATTATTCTTTTCTTCCTTGGCGATTTTATCATTATAATTGGCCTTTTCACCATCAATTATTTCGCCCACATTTTCGGGTAACATGAGATATGTGTTTTCCAAAGAAACCGCTGATTCAAACACGTTTCCAAAGTCCATTAATTTCATTTTTCGGATAAGTTCGGAATTAGTTAATGGAAGTCTTTCCGGTTCGTATTGATAATCGGTTCCAAAAACTGCGTTTTGTATTTTAACTTCTGGTAATAAATTGGTTATATTTTTAGCGGATGGTTTTTTAGAGCCCATTGATGACCCTATTGAAGAGGTCAATAATGTAAAGTTCTTTTTACGTTCTGTGAAAATCTTATTATACTCTGAAATTTGGGAATTGATGAATTGGGTAATCTCTTCATATTGTTTATATGTTAAATCATTGGAATAAATTAAGAAGGGTTCAAGATATCCAATAATATCTACGAGAGAAAGTTTTCCCTTGATATATTTTTTAACAAGGTTAAATAAAATTCTTGTTTTTGGAATAACTTTATTCAAAAATTTATCGTATAATTCAAAATCGGTCAAATCTTTCATATCCGCAGTTCGTGTCAACATATAATTTTTAATACCATTTACATAGGTGCTTTCATCGAAATCAATATCCTCATCTAAATTATCGACAATGACATTATTCACATTTGTATTTTGTTTCAATAGCTGCCAATAATTCAAAAACGTGCTATTTAAGTTGGCTTTATTCAAAATATTTGTTCCTGGAAGATTAATATGAGAGAAGGCTATAGTAGGTTCAGGCAATGTTAGCAGGGATTTTAATGAAAGAACATCAGGTCTGGTTAAATTCACCGGTTTTGCTATCATTTTACTGCCTGTTATTTGTGTAACATCTAAACGAGTGAGGCCTGTATTGTATTTTTCAACGACGAATTTTCTGGATTTAGTAGAATCGGAATTTGTCACAATAGTCGAATATAAATTATCCAAATTATCAATTACTACATTCAAATCATTTATCATATCAATATCTATAATAATTTCGCGAACCGATTCGGGATTTATACTTTCAAACGGCGTAAAATGCGGGTTCAATTCTGTCATCAAGGTAACATATTTGTTTTGTTCATCCGGAACATTATTGGATTTATAGGTGGCTACAATATTTTTAATTTCTTCAATGTCTTCTGCGATTCCTAATTGAACTATATCTGTATCATTTTCTTCGGCTTCTTCTACTGCGCCTGTCGTCTCTACCGCTGTGCCTGTCCCGCCTCCGCCGTTGACATTATACACTTTTTTCACATTCTTTGCTACAGGAATAAGCCAGTATAATAATGTTTTCAGTTTAAGTAGGTCATTTGCTAAAGGCTTCCAATTAGCATCTATACGAATTAATCCAGTAATTGTTCCTCGTTCGTCGAATTTGGAAAAGGTAGTGCGCAATAATTTGAATCGCTCAATCATGATATGAATATTATTTAAGACGGCTGTGCTGCGTTGTGTGGGTGGAACACTTGAAAGCATTTCATCTAATAGGTCATTTGTTTGTGCGTCAATATTGTATCGCTCTTTAGCTACATCTACATTTTCAAATTGAGTAATCGTGCCGTATTTTTCACCAAATTGGATTTCGTCTGCGCTAATAATAAATTCACGGATTTCGTCTTTGACTTGTTGCGTAGGAATGTTATACATTTCTTCATTGTCATCACTATCTGCGACTTCGTATCGTTCTACCTCTGGACTAAGATCTGGTAACTGGTCTTTTTCTTCTTGTTGCTCTTTTTCTTCTTTTTCTTCTTGTTGCTCTTTTTCTTCTTCTTGTTCTTCTACTAATGGCATTGGTGCTTTTATAGGTGTCTGTGCTGCTTTTGAAGGCGCTTCTCTAATCTCAATAGAATCAATAGGGATATCTTCTGGAATACCTTTATAGGCAAAATTGATATACAAAACATCATTATCCGGAAATGTGGTTATTTCAATCATATCTTCTTCTAAATTGGTAATCTTTCCTGTTATAATGGCTGGAACTTCGCCACCAAAATGAATATTTACCCATACACCTGGAAGTAGTCCATTTTGTCTAGCATAACCCAATTGATCATTCCTATATAATAATGTAATGGATTCAATAGTTCCATCTCCTAATGTTCCATTTTCATGGATTTTTATTCGAATAACATTTAATTGTTTAATATTTATTAAAACAATTTTCGATGTGTCTATATAGTCAATAATGAAGGTGTTATCATCTAAATTCGCATTAGAAGGAGCCTTGAACCGAATAACATCGCCTAATTGTAATGAAACTATTTTGCCGTTGTCTTCTTCTTCTTCTTCTTCTTTTCTTTCTTCTTCTTCCTTTCTTTCTTCTTCTGGATTTTTCATTAATTTTGATGATGATAACATTTAATCCTATATTTATAGTAGAATTTTTTTTAAGCTATCTATTTCTAATAAAATCTCTGTTCTAAAAAAATAAATATAAAAATAAATATAAAGACATTTATTTTTATTACATATAAGGATAAGAACATTATGCCATTTTATTATTTAAATAGTATTCCAGGCTTTACAGAATTAGTTAATGGAAACGATAATATAAATGTTCTTAAACTAAGTAAAACCAATAAAAACAATCAATCTTATAAAATTATCAAGTATGATAAGAATTTCTTATCTACAGACCTAATTTCTAGTTATGGGGTATTAAGATCTGTTATTTTGAATAGTTTAAATTCAATTGTTAGCTTTGCGCCTCCCAAATCTATTTCTTCCGATTTATTTATGACAAAGTATCCTGAACTAGGCCAGGATATAGTAGCTGAGGAATTTGTCGAAGGCACTATGGTAAATGTATTTTGGGATAAATCTATTCAATTATCTGGTGCCTGGGAAATCGCCACCCGGAATTCAGTAGGAGGTGAGGTGTCTTTTTACAAAACCGCGGAATCAAAAACGTTTCGTTCAATGTTTTTGGAAGCTGCTAATGTTTGTAATTTAAACTTAAACACATTAGACCCGCGTTTTTGTTATAGCTTTGTATTACAACATCCGGATAACCGAATAGTAACCCCCTTCAGTAAGCCTTCTCTATATTTGGTGGAAGTTTATGAAATATATTACGCTGAACCTGGATTTCATAGTATTTATTCAATTAATATAGATGATGTCAAACAAATGTGGAATTTTACACAAACATCTGTTAAATTTCCTCAAGTGTATGATTTATCTAATGGGTATGCTGAATTAAAATCAAAGTATGCGAGCATGAATACGCCATATGATGTATTAGGTGTCATGCTAAAGAATAAAATGACTATGGAACGAACTAAATTTAGAAATCCTGTTTATGAACAAGTAAGAAGATTGAGAGGTAATCAGCCAAAGTTAATGTATCAATACCTGTGTTTGAGACAACAGGGAAAGGTGCGGGACTATTTAAATTTTTATCCTGAAAATAAAAAAGAGTTTTCTTTTTTTAGAGATAATTTACATACATTTACGACAGCACTATTTCAAAATTATTTGTCTTGTTATGTTCATAAAGATGTGCCATTGAAAGAGTTCCCAGATCAATACAGAACACACATGTATCATCTTCATCAAATTTATATAAATCAACTAAGGTCTAAGGGGTTGTGTGTAACAAATAATGAGGTCATTGATTATGTAAATAAAATGCATCCGTCTTTACAAATGTATAGTTTGAATTATTCGATGAGAAAGCGTTTTAAGGCGCAGGCTGAAGCAGATGTGGTTGTTCCTATTTCAGTTTCATAATCATACTAGTCAGAGTAACAACTGGGCTATTATTATCGACGAATCGACGCCGAGCTGTCGTCTTGCTTTCTCCAAATTTCTTAGGCATTTTCATTAAAGCATCCAGTATTTTATCCAATATTTTGGAGCGATATCGTTCTTTTTGTTCTTCCTTTTTTCTATATTCTAAATCTTCATAAATGCAAGAACTATAATCGGTCGGTCCAAGCATCTTTTTAAATTCATAAACAAGCATTCTACTCATAAGCTTAACTCTTTCTTCGTCTGTCATATGAACACAATCATAATATATCTGGTAATAATGAGTAGAATTATATGGACTCGTTTCATCGTTTCCTACTGGTTGTCTACGACGAGATAACCAGGCGTTATATTCTTCATAAGTATTAATGTCATCACGAATAAACTTACAAGGGAACGTTTCATGTAAGCTGACACGCCAATATTCATTATGGACTACACTATGGGTTTTGTATTCTTCATAGCTGACGATTTCTTTTTTCAAAAATTGAAGACATCCATAATTGAAATGACGCATAATATGTTTCATTTCCATTGATTGTAATATCGACGGAACGCGCTCAATTCTATCATGAGTTAGTAGGCGATTAATTGCTGACGTGATTTCATCTGGCATATAAGTCAATATATAATATACGCAATCCATTGGTAGACGGGTTGTTAGAAATTGATGTAGTCTTTTTTTTCTTTTATTGAGTCTACTTTTTTCTCTCTTTTTTTCTTTTTGTAATTCGTGTTTAAGCTCACTTACCGAGATTCCATGCTTATGAGCAATATCTCTAACTGGTATCGTGATTTTCATCTTATGTTATCGTATTTAATTTAGTTTAGTTTTTTAATATGTAATTGATTTTATAGTAAAAAATAAAATCAATTTTTTTGTCTTGTTGTTATTGTTTTGTCTTGTCTTATCGTGTTTAGTTTTCAATATCAAAAAAGAATAATTGAAATAATCGAGAATTTTCTTTTGTATTTCCAAAATAAACAGGTGCTGCGTGGATCATTCTTGCGTTAAATAATATTAATCGATTAAAAACATTACCCACAACATCTACTTGTTCAAATTCAGTAGAATCGTAAAATCCATTTTTAAAAACAACATTAAAATCTTCCTCAGGAACCAACATTTTTTTTGTATATTTGGATCGATATAAACGTGTTCCACTATCGGGGGGAGCATCGGGAGATAAATAAATCATACCAGCATATTCTTGAGCATCGCAGTGATATACTGATTTATCTTCCGCAACACAATATTGAAAACATCCATTAGTTGAGTAATAATCCCAATTTTTTATTTTCTTATCCAATATTTGTTCAAACCTTTCTTTTAATCCAGGAAATCTAAACATTGGGTTTAAACAACGTTTTCCTTTATGATATTGTATATTTTCCTCGAAATGTTGCGATAATGCGTATTCCCGTAGAGCGTTGGGTTCTTTATAAAAATTATCCACTACTACATATGATGGAATTACATTATTATTTATTTGTACCATTTTCGAATCATACATTTTTGGTTGTTTATACATTTCTATAGGTACCATGGATTCAGATAAATTAAATACACTGGTCCATTGGCCATGAACATTCATTTCAAGATAATAATTATCAGTAGAACCCATATTTGGAATTTTTACCGACCAACCGCAATTTAAAATGGTATCGCCAATTATATTGTAAAATTGTCCTACGCTTGATTTTTCAAACGTATTTACATCATAAATAGTTTGCGTTTCTGATTTAACACGTAGAGGTAATATGTTATATATAGTATGAAAACACCAACCCGTATAGGTGATATCATCATTCTCATCGGTTCTAGTAATATTATCAATGAATGCTTTTATAAATAGATCGAGTGTTTCATGCATAACCTGGTGATTATATTTCTTTGTTATATTTCTTTATTATGTTTCATAAAAAAATATATAATTATTAGAGAAAGATTTACAACCTATTTTATTATAACCAGGCCAGTCCATTTTATTAGAATCGTTCTTTGATATTATTATATAACGCAATAGCATCTACTATACACGTCTTCAAATTCTGTTTAACTATTGAGATATCAGTGTCCTCCTTATATGCTAAACGAATGGTGCTGTCAAGATCGTGAGGATGTAATTTCTTAAACCCACAATACGCCAAAATTGCGACACCTTCGAAATATTTTGAAAACAATAAATATTCCAGCATTTTTCCAATTGTGTAATCCTCGTTTTCAAGTAATACATCATACGAATTTTTCATTGTATTTAAAGACGGCGTGATTTTCAATTCGTCGGTTTCCATTAGTGTATCCATTTTTTCCAGTTTTTTAATCAATATATCGCACGACATTTTTACTAGGGTTCTATTTTCGTAAATACCGACAGATTGGAGTATAAAATCAAAACTATCTTTTTTCACTATTCGTTGCGCATCCAACAAACGCCAGTCTTTCGACTCGAAATCGATTTCGGTTTTGCTCATACCTTTATCCTTCCAACCTTGAACCTTTTTACCTAATTCTACTTCTATATTTTCTACATCTGGTGTATAACCATAAGCACACGTGCTAACCGCATTAAACATCGCATTTTCTTTTGCGGTTCCAATACCAAACTCGCATGTCAAATTTAGTTTTTCACCTGGAATTTCATCTGAAATCTTAGGCCTCAATCTAGCAAAATCGATATAATAACCCAACTCGCCTGGTGGAAATATTTTGCGAGTGTCATTGTCAGATAAATATTCATTGGTAGTCACATTTTTAATCTTGAAATCTTCAGTGGTGACATAAATAATAGTATCGGTTAAATTTTCTACATTGAGTTCCATAATATAATTTTGTAGGGGCATATCCAATTCTGTAATATGAATTGGAATACAACTGAGCCGTTGTTTTAGAATCTCATTGTTT